TGTTAAAACTAGGTTTTGAATAAAACCATAGTTAACAGCATCGTTTTCTGTTATGCTAGCTGGAGCACGCATTGTCATGTTTATAACTGGTGCAGTAGCTGCACTAATTATACCACCAGATACAACAAGAGCATTTGCTTCAAGGTAGTTTTTTGTTACTACATCTTGAGCATTTGTTGGATTAGCAACATTAGCAATTCTTCTATTGCTGCCATTGTTTGCTGTATAAACAGAATTACCAGAGTCCCAAGCTAAAGCATTGTTAGTGACAACACTAGTTGGAATTCTTCCAACATCAAAAGTACCTGTTGTGATCTTAGCAGCATCTAAAGAAGGAATGTCTGTTGTTGTTAGATTTCTTGGTGTAATAGAAGATACTCTTCCTTTATTATCAGTTACAATAGTAAGAGCTGGTTGAGTATCTCCATATGTTCCTGCTGTTCCTGTGTTTGGAAGAGAGTTAACAGGTAGTTCAAACGAACCGGGACTTCCTGCATTAATACTTCCTAAAGGAATATTAGTAGGAATAAAGGTAAGAGGAATAGTTCCTTGACCAGCTGTTGTTGTATCTAACTTAGCAAATAGAATAGAACCATCTGCAATAGCATCTTTTGGTAAAGTATATCCCTGTGAAAGTGCTGCACTTAGTTTAGTAAGAGGAATGCTATTAGGAAGATCGTTTTCTTCCATGCTACGATGAGTAATAGCTGTTACACGACCCTTAGCATCATAAGTAACTCGTAACATATTGTTAGAGTTATTTGCTGCATTTTGACCATATGTTCCTGATCCAGTTACGCTTGTTGCTGGTAAATCGTTTACTTCAATATCACGATGAGAAGCACTAGTAATAATGCCTTTATTATCGACAGTAAAGCGTGTAAGAACATTTGTTCCAGTGCCAGATGCAGCACCATAAGTAGCTGCTGTGACACCACTAGTTGGAAGATCGTTATTACCTAAACTTCTTTGGGTTGCTCCAGTAATTCTACCTTTATTATCAACAACAAGTTGTAGCATGTTGTTATTATTATTAGCAGTACTCTGGCCGTAAGTATTAGCCGTTACTCCACTGGTTGGAAGATCTTCAGCTGCCATATTACGAGAAGCAATAGCAGTTGCTCTACCCTTAGCATCGACAGTCATGTATACCATGTTATTGGTATTGCCAGCTGTAGATACACCATAGTTTCCTTCTGTTGCTCCACTGTTAGCTAAAGCATCTGTTGGTAGTGTATAGCCTTGTCCTGAAACACCACTTAACTTTGATAGTGGAATATTGCTAAGGACAGTATTAGTCAATGTACCTGTAGTAATATTGGTTGCGTTGCGTACTTGGCCTAGCGTAGCTGCATCTGTATCATCAACAGCGTTTGCCATATTAGTAATTCTTAAAGCAGAACCACCAACTGGAGTTGCTGTAAAATTACCAGAAAATGGTACGGCTGCACCACCATTCATAGTTGTTCGGCGTACTGTTCCCTTAGTAATAGCATCATATACAGCACCAACATTGGTTGCATAAGTTGCACCAGATACTAGACCAGCACCAACACCAGTACTAAACTCTTCATTAACTTCACCAATAGATAAACTATTTAGATCAGTAATGTAGTTGTTAGACATCTTAAGATCGCTGCCACCCAAGAACGGACCATCAACAGCATTCTCATCAAACTTCAGAATAATTTCATTTCTAACTTTAGCAACAAGTTCTTGAAGAATGAACTTTAGCTGATTAAACTGAAGATTCAACTGTGTTGTAGTTAGTCTTGTGCCGGGAGCGAAAGTAACAATACTGTCAATAGATAAAGTTTTTCTTCTAATGATTACAGTATCTGCTTGTCTTACAACGCCATTAACACTTGTACCAACATTGTTAACTAAGAAGTTAGGAATATCTAAAGTTTGTGGATCTCCATTTGAATCTAGAGTCTCTAATACAAATGTTCTAGATGATGGATAATATAAACTATTAGTAGTATAAGTTGGAATAGTACTAAGATCAACAACAGTTAAAATCTTTGTCTGTTCGTTGATTGAATACCATGCTTTAGGTAGAATAAATATTTGCCGTCTATCAGCAATGGTAAATACATTCTCACCAAACTTTGTGTCATAGCCTGTATCAAAGATACGCTCGACCTCAATCTGATCTATAAGAGGAACATTAGGAAGAAAGCTAAGTGTACTTAAATCGAATGTTCTAGTAGAAATAGAAGGATCAAGTTCCCCTGAAAATGTCAGAGAAACTTGAGCAATTTCTAGGTTATTATATGTTGTCATTATTTCTCCGGTTAAGTATCAATAGTTGTATACTTCTGTTTGAACTTGCCCTTGAATTCCATGTTTGTAATGTTTACTGGAGTAGGGTATTCACTGGAAATAGATATTGTAGTTGAATCTGAATAGCCCATAATCTTTGTAACAAACTCTCCTTGAACTTGGAAAATCTCAAGTGGAAGAGTATCTTCGTAGGCTGTATATTCAGGTCTAGTTGGAATATAGCTTGTAGTAAATGCAGTTCTTCCTCTATGAGTAACTTCAATATCATATGGGCCTGTGTAGTAATGTCTAAAGACAGCACTACGAATATTCAAGACACCATCAATAATATTGTTATTCTCACCTCTAATAAATAGTGTACTAAGTTCTACTCGCATCTTATACTTAATGCCGATATAGACATAGTAATTTGGTACTGCATAGTCTGCACCAAGAACTACAATTTCTGTGTATGGATTAGAACTAGCATCTACTTTGTTTGTTACAGATAGTGGTTGAATAGCAACATTGCTTAAATCTTCTGAGTCTGTTTCCCATCCTTTAAACAAGACTACAAAGTATTTAGATATATCTGTAATATCAGTATGTCCGGGCAATCTATAAGTAGTACTCGCTGTATAAGGATCATAGTCAGCATTGTAATTAGTAGGTTGTATTGTACTATTAATAATCTTCATCTTAAACATACGATCAAGACGAGGTACATATACATCCTCATTTAACATTAAGTTTCTATATAGATAGTAAACATAAGTACCAGAATCTTGGCTTGTCTCTCTTTTACTTACGACATACATATAGTTATCATAGCATTGAAGAGTTTCAATAGATTCCTGATCATCTAAAATATATCTATAGAAAGAGTTTTGAATAACCCGATCACCACTGAATCTATTAATATAACCATAGATATGGTTGGGCTGATCGTCATCTACAAACAGCAAAGTATCCTGAGCTGGAGCCGTGGCTGCAGTGCGATACTTTCGGGGAAGATAGCCAGCAGCTTGGCTGGATACTTCGACAGCCGAGGCAAAGCCCATGTTTCCCTTGCCTGTAAACAGGAACAGACGCTGCGAGTCAAAGAAATATAGTCGTGATCCAATGAACTGAGGATCAAGAATAGGAGCAGTAGAGTAATAAGTTACTGGAGCTACTGCGACATTGCTTGGTGAAATCTCAGCATCAGATGCACCAGCTAACTGGAACTGTGTATTTGCCTTTGTGTTGATAAACATATAATCTTCAAACGGAGTCATGCTTGTGATTTCACAATAGTTATTTGAAGAGACACGAATATCAATAGGGTCTGTACTTACAATATTAGAAGGATCGTCATAAAATAGGTTTTCATATTCACCCATTTGTGATGAAAATACAACATCATCTGCAGCAAACCAAAGTCTATCTTTGAATACTGCAATGCTTGTAATAGGAACCTGTCTTAATGACTTTCTATCAACAGTCTTGAAGATACTTGGACCGGGATTAGATCGCTTGTCACCACTAGTTCTAGCAGTCCATTTGATTGGCTCCATGTTCCATGTAGTTACATTGGAAGCATTAATTGTTACCACAAGCTTTTGTGGCATTCGTCTTGGATCAATGTAAGAATGCTCGTCTGGTGTTCTTACCTTTTGCAGATAAGGGCGACCATCGGTTGTGATTTCTGTTGTATGTACAATAATACCTGTTGTTCCACTTGTCTTATAGATACCTTTAAGCGGATCTGTTGCATCATAGTAAAACTTCTGTTCTGTTGGATTCCAAGAAATAACTCTATAGAAACCAGAGGTAGAGTTTAAATAGGGATTAACCATAAAGAAAACTTTACCACGACCGTCAATAATATTGTTTAAGTCTGTATCAGCGTCGTACAGAGATCTAAGCATTTCTCTTGCTTTAGTATCTGTAGTTGTTGTTAGCTTAGAATTATTGCTATACCAGTCATCTGCTTCTGGTGGTAGTTTTACATCAGAAAGATCGTCTACCTTTTGACCAAGATACTGTTTATCTGATTCAAAATAAAAATAATCATCTACTGAAATATAATTAGCAGTCTGTATTACAATAGAATAAACAGAAGAAGAAGTTGGTGTTACAGTCCAAGTGCCAGAAATAGTAGCAACTTTGGTTGTGCCATTATAAGCTGTTATTACTTTACTTTGACCAGAGCCTGTACCAGATGTAATTGTTATTGTTTGGCCAATATACGCACCATCAGTAGTAGAAGCAAAAGAATCTAAAGTAATTGAACTAGAAGTACCAGCAGTAGCCGTTCCTTGTACATTCTGTACACTTAGATCTACTGAAAATCTAGATTCATTTGTTGTGTGAGGGCTTAAATTAGCACCATAAATATCAGCTTGTTTGGTAGCTCCATTATAGTTTTTAATCCATCTTGTCTGACCTATACCCGGACCAGCTGTAACAGTGACTGCATACCAATTATAAGCGTCGTCTACATTAGATGAAGAATCAGACAAATGTAAATGAGTATTAGTTCCTGCTGTTCTGCTTTGTCCTGTATGGACAGCTGGTTTCCATCCTAATAAAATATCATCAGAAGTTTGTGGAAAGCCATCATCGCCAGTAGCATATACTCTCATAACTTTAGATGCAGTATAGTAAGTAAGTTTACGACCCTCAATATCATCAGTTACTGTGACATCACCATTGAGATCAAATAACTTACCACCAATATCTGAACTAAAGCCAGCTCGTACATTCTTGTTTAGAATGACAACGCTTGATCCTAATGATACAGCCTTAAGAGATTCTTTAGCTGTCTTGTTATTGGGATTGTGTGTAATGTAAGCTCTAGTAATTGAACTTACTGTACCACTTACATTGGTTTGTGTGTCTGGTGTTAGGTCTTCCCAAGATCCTGTAGGGTATACACGGAAGATATAGAATAACTTATCACCATCGACAGTAGCATCAAAATCAATTACAACTAAAAAGGTATTGTCTTCGTTAATGCTATACCAATAGAACCATAAGTCATGGGTTGGATCGACATCAGCTAATGCGTATAAATCAAGCCGCATTGAATCTAAAGAAATATCCCAAGAAGAAGCCGTAGTCACGGTTTTCTGCGGAACAATCTCAAAGCCGGGTCGCTTCTCAAAGTTTCGTTCAAGAGACACCAGAGCATTATCAATGTTCTGTGCTTCATTAGGTTGTCTTCTATTTGGAGACTGTCGCCCTACACTGTTTAAGGTATAAACTGGAATAGTAGTTGTAACTAATCCAGCCCGTGGTCCTCGTCTTCGTATAGCCATTAAATTCCTCCGGTACGCCAGTACCTAAATCTGTTTGGATCACTGAAGTAACGAGAGCGCATTGCTGCATCTCTTAGAATACTTGAGGATGAAAAGATGTTTTTCTTCTTATCATTTACATCTGATGCTTTACCTTTGATACTATGCAGTTGTTCCTGATAACCTAAGAAAGCATCGGTTGCTTCATCACCTTGGGTAATACTCTGGTAATGGCGCATAGCGGTGGCAAGAATAGCTCGCTGTGCGGTTGTTTCCAGATTCTCCCAAGGGAGTTTCATTGTGTATTCAATATAATAAGGACCAGATTGATGCTTCCAGATATCTGTGTTATCTGTAATATTCCATAATCTAGCAGGAGAAGAATTAAATAAACCTCTTGCTTTAATGATTGTCATACCATCCGCAGCAAAATGATTTGAAACTAGCTCAAGTGCTAGAATACCTTCTTCATCGCTGTCTGGTGTAGGAAATACGATTGTACCATCAGCAGTCAATTCATATTTTTTAATAAACTTATTAGAAGCAAGACCTCTTAACTGGTAGTCAAGACTAGTCTGCTCTAGGATTGTGTTGGCAATTCCAGTATCAATACCTGATTCGCCTTCTAGGTCGGCTACAAGGTTTTCGCCTGAAGCCAATAGCATTTGATTAATTGCTTGTAACTTAGTAATTAAGCCCATATAGCCTCCTTGTTGTTAGAACAAAAAAAACCACCCGGCTCCCACTTAAGGGAGCCGGGGGTAGATAATGATCACCTCCTCTTCAAACGCGGTTTATAAAAACAAACCCGAAAGTAGAGTGTGAATCAATCATTAGACTACAGAGAAGTACTCTGCGGCGAAGCCGTTAGCGAGGTTGTTTGCAGCACCGTTCAAGAGTGCGCGTAGATCGCTGCGGCTTGTAGAACCATCAATACCAACGATAGCACGGCAAAGCTCTGGGCGAACTAGACCAGTACCCTTGAGCATGCTTGCAACGGTGAACTGAGTGTTACGACGAACATCAGCAACGGTATCAACCTTCATACCCTGTAGGGATAGACCAGCAACTGCTTCTGGCTGGAAGATAATGCCGTGGAGGTTAACGCCATCGCACTTTAGGTTGTACTTAGCAGAACCGATGGCAGCACCTTCAAGGTCTGTCTTGGGTAGGTGGTTGCTCTTAACAATCTTTACACCCATGTACTCTAGGCTGTCGGTCATGGCGTTCATGCCCATTGAAATGGGCGCACCAGCACCACCAAACTCCTGCGCTCCAGTGAACATTGGAACCTTTGTAAAGGTAATAGAAGCATCGCTTGACTTGGTAATACCAAGAGCACGGATTACTTGGAAGACCTTTGGAGTAACAACGCAGTGAACATTGTTAACCTGTACATCGTTTTCCTGACACTTGACAAGATAATCTTCAATACCTTCTAGAACCTTGAGA